CTACTGCCCCCCTTCATTATCTCCGGCCCCGTACAAGCTAACAGGTTTCTTCACATATTCATCAGCAAATTTCTCAACATCCGATAGAGGGATGTCATACGTTGCGATGCCCCTCATTATAGATTTGTCTAATACATTTGCAAATGGCTCTTCGTTCTTTTGAGAAATTTCAGATAGTTGTTTTAATACAAAACTTTCTAGATATACAAGATTTGATGTTTTTTTGTTTGGCTTAACGAGATCGAGTCTTTGGATTGTAAGTCTTAAATTATCTAATATGTACCATAGTTTTCGCCTATTGTCGCCGTCTTCAATTTGCGGATCGTTCTCGATTATTCTCTCAACGGAATCCAGTATTGCATCATAGTCAGGGGGGGAAGGAAAATGCTTCTCCAGAACTCTTACTATTTCTTGGTTCATTGACAGGCCTTTGATTTCAGCTTCGGCTTTGATTGCCTCTCTCATCCCCGCCGGTAGGCGAACCATGAACTGGTCCATTTTGTCGCTTGGATAATTCGTCCGTGCCATGGCGTCCTCCATCACATAGTAGCGAGTAGCTATATAAATCGCTTGCGACAATGCTAGCGAGTCGCTATGCATGAATAGTACGGAGTCGCTATCATGCAGGAGTTAATTTTGAATCACCCCAAGAGAGCCACACAGTTCGTTGTTCGCCTTCCATTGGGAATGCGTGACAGTATTCGCGACCGTGCACTTGAGAACCGAAGATCGATGAACGCGGAAATCGTCCACTACATTGACCGTGCACTTCGTGAAGAAGTGGGCGCGGCAGAGGTTGCAGCCTCCCCGCGCCCTGGTCACAGCGTTTCCCTAGCAGGAGAAAACAAGTGAACACTCAGGACAATATCACAAGGCTCGATCCTGTCACACCAAATGTGGGCTGGTCGGCCGTCATGGACGCCATCAACGCCCTGAAGCAGTCCGCCAACGAGGAAGCGGATACGTCCGCGACTGCGGACCGTGTATCTGACCATGAGCTGTGGTTGCAGGCGGCGAACATCGAGGAACCGTTGCGTCGTGTTGGCGCGTTCCTCACCACCTTCGAGGCCGTCATGCAGCGCGGCCCGTCGCATGAACTCAGCGCCGAGCAATGTGACGCCCTCGCCTATCTCGCCGAAGATGCCTTGCGCTACTTCGCTGACCTTGATGAACGGTGGGATGCCGTCTGTGACGCACTCAAGGAACGGAGGGCGGTGCAATGACGGGGGCTCTAAACACCCAAGAACTCGGCGCCCTTGGCCGGGTGGTCTTCGATATGGAAGACCCGCTGATGGCCGTCCGCGAACTGAACCGCGCCCTCTACAATATGATCGAGCACATGGACGATGACCGCGACGCGGTGGCGGCCATGCGCCTGCTTGCCCTCTCGAACGGCTTTCTCGACAAGGTCTTCGAGGCGCGCAGCAACCTCTGTACCAACCTTCATCCATTCATGGACTTCAGTGCTGTCGTGCCGGCGGAGGGCGAGCGCGATGAATGAGCGCACTCTCCTCCGACGCGCGGAGGCGTCGGAATATCTTCGCGAGCACCATAGCCTTGAAATCGCCAAGTCGACGCTGGCGAAGTTCGCGACGATCGGCGGCGGGCCGCTGATGGTCTACTCTGGCCGCTTGCCACTCTATCGGCCGGCCGACCTAGATGCCTGGGCGGCAGCGCGGATTTCAGCGCCTTGCCGGTCGACCTCAGAGAAGAAGGCGCTGGCCGCCTCGGGCGGTGCCATATGAGCGTCGTCGCCCCTATGGCATGGCTCCGGACGGCCATAGCCAGCCCAGCCCTCAAGATGCCGCTGAAGGCCAGCGCGGCGGCGATTGCCGCCGCCATGGTCGAACGATGGCCGGATGTCCAGGTCATCAACCTCAGCGGCGACCTTCTGGCTAAGCGCCTCGGCGGCGCCACGACCAAGCGCACGGCGCAGCATCATCTTGAACAGCTCGAAAAGGCCGGATGGCTCAGCATCGAGCGCTCGCCGTTCGGCCGGCCAAAGCTCACGCTCACCCTGCCGTCCTTCGTCCGCCCGCTCTGACTGACGAACGACTGCTGACGACATCGTCCTGCCGCCGGCTTCAGGTGCCGGCGGCACGTCTATTGCTGCGTCCGCATAGGGGCTTGGCTTGGTTTCCGCCATTCAACGTCAATTCTGGTTCGACTCCGTCGTTTCCTGCCGAGACGTGTCGTCGAATGCTTGGCGCGTTGCTTCAGTGATCGGCTTTGCTGTCTTTGTCGGCAAGGATTCTTGCCATATGTCATACGACACCCTTGCCGAGCGGAGCACTTTCAGCCGCCGCGCTGTAATCAACTTTGCCAAGGAGTTGGAGGCCGGCGGATGGATCACGATCCATCGAACAGGCGGTCGCCGGGCGAATACTTTCGCGCTGAGCCTGCCGCCACCGTTGCAATTTCCTGACGATGAAACCCGCCAATTGGCGGATACTGACGAAAATAAAGCCGCAAATTTGAGGGAATCCGGCTCCGACAACAAAGCGAAAAGAGGCAAATTTGCCTCTTTTCCAGACGACAGGAATGGCGATCAGGACGAGGGCGAACAGTGCACGGTCAGCGATACGGCAACGGTCAACGGTGCACGAACCGGTGCACTGTTGATGGGGGCAGAACAGTGCACCAGTTCGTGCACTGATGCCGATGAGCAACAGTGCACGGAAGCGACTCCAACGGTGAACGAGCTGGTGCACCCTAAAAGAAGAAAAGAATTTATCCCCTATAATCCCCTTACCGCCCAACCGACGACGGAAGGCGTCTCATGCGATCCGTCTGGCGCGAGCAGCAAGCTACCAGCCAAGCCGCCAACGCTGGTCTTCGTCGAGTACGGCACCACAGCCGCGATGGCTTGGGAAAGGCATTCGCTGAAGATGAAGCGCAAGCGCCCGCCCTGGCAGTGCATGCCGGAACAGGGCTTCAGACGGGGGTGGTTCTTCCCGAGCGAGTTCCCGCCAGAGGATGCCACCTGAAGGTTATCCACAGGATTTGCAGCGCGGAATAGCGCTTTTCCGTCGATATTGAAAGTTCAGGAAAGCGAGAAGAACAGAAAGAAAGCGCCGGAAAACATGCGTAAACTTGCGATGAAGACACGCTGACTTTCGCTTCAGCGATTTGCTCGTAACCTTGCGGGCCATGATTTGGCCCTTCTCGATTCTCGAACGTCGCTCAGTCGACGCCCCCACAGACGAAGAACTCGCCGTTCTCACCAACGCCATTGCCGGCACCGCCGGCCTCGGCGTGGCCCTGACGGTGCCGGCGGTGCAAACGGCAATCCGCGTCATCGCCGAGGCGGCGGCCTCTCTCGACCTCGCCGTTGTCGAGATTGCCGGCGACGGCACGGAAACGCCGGTGCGCAGCCATCCCGTCGCGCAATTGCTCGCCGATCAGCCGAACGATTGGCAGTCGACCTTCGAGATGGTCCGCGATCTCGTCGCTACGGCGCTGACCAACGACCGGGGCGGCATTGCCTGGGTGAACCGGATCGGCGGCGAGGTCCGCGAGGTGATCCGCTACGAGCCGGCCAGCACCACCGTCGACTTCTCAACCGATGGCCGGCAGGAGCCGAGCTTCCGCATCAACGGCCGGCCGGTGCCGGCGTCCGACGTGATCCATTTGCGCTCGCCCTTCGGTCGGGCACCGCTGTCGCTCGCCGCCGATGCCATCGGCGTTGCCAAGGTGATGGAAACCCACGCCAAACGGCTGTTCGAAAACGGCGCCAAGCCCTCGGGCGTGCTGAAGTCGCCCAAGCCGATCGGCGATGATGCCGCCAAGAAGATCGCCTCGGCCTTCAAGAGGGCCTTCCTCGGCTTCGAGAACGCCGCGAAGGTGCCGGTGCTCTGGGACGGCATGGAGTTCGTGCCGATCACGCTGACATCGGTTGACGCGCAATTTCTCGAGCTTCGCAAGGAACAGGTGATCGAGATCGCCCGCGCCTTCCGCGTGCCGCCGTCCATGCTGTTCGAGCTGGACCGCGCCACCTGGTCGAACTCCGAGCAGATGGGCCGGGAGTTCCTCACGTATTGCCTTGAGCCGTGGCTGAAGGCCCTCGAAGGCGCCATGCGCCGGGCGCTGTTTTCCGCCGAGGAGCGGCGCCGCTTCGCCGTCCGATTCGACCGCGACGACTTGACGCGCGCCGACCTCACCGCCCGCGCCACGGCCATCAACAGCCTGATCGCCTCGCGGGTGCTCAACCCCAACGAAGGCCGCGCCTGGCTCGGCATGGCGCCGCGTAAGGGCGGCGAGGTGTTCGCCAACCCGAACACCGGTTCGAACCAGGCTGGCGCCGCCGCGCCGCAGCCGCCGAAGGAGGACAACCTTGCAGCTCAGTGATGCCCTCGGCAACGTCGCCGATCAGGACCGTGGACGCTGGCTCGACGTACTCGACCCATGGTCGGGTGCGCCGACCAGTTTCCGCTTTCTCGTCGCCGGCCCGGACAGCGATGCGCAGCGCCGCGCCCGCATCGCCATGATGGACGAGCTTGCCGAGGCGGCCGGCGCTGACGGCGCCGTGTCGTTCGAGGCGCGGGAGGCCGCCCGCATAGGATGCCTCGCCCGGTGTGTCCTCGGCTGGGAAATGGTCGACGAGGGCAAGCCGGTGCCGTTCTCGCACAAGAACGTGGTTCGGGTGCTGAAGGGTGTCCAGTGGGTGCAAGCGCAGGTCGACGCCTTCGCCGGCGATCGACGCAACTTCGCGCCGGAGGCATCGGAATGACCGACAGCCTCGACCTCGAAATCCGCTTCGACGCGCCCGGCGAGGATGGTGCCTTCGAGGGGTATGCCGTCCGCTTCGGCGCCGTGGACAGCTACGGCACCAGCTTCGACCGCAACGCCTTCGCTCTCGAAGGCCGGTCGCTGCCGCTTCTCTGGTCGCACGACCCTTCGCAGGTGCTCGGCAGCGTCCGCCAGATTAGCGCCGATGCCTCGGGCCTCAAGATCGCCGGCAAGCTGAACCTCGACGTGCAGCGTGCCCGCGAGGTCCGCTCGATGCTGCTGGCCGGCGACGTGCGAGGTCTCTCGATCGGCTTCCGCCGTCTCGCCGACCAGCCCGGCCCGAAGGGCGTCCGTCACATCACCAAGGCCGATCTCGCCGAGGTCTCCATCGTCGCCATGGCGTCGGTGCCGGGCAGCGCCGTGACCAGCATCCGCGCACCGGCCGACCTTTCCGCCTTCACCCGCGCCGTCAAGGGCGCAACTGCCGCCCTCAGGAGGGGCTGAACATGAACGACCTGACCCCGATCGAAACCCGTTCGGCGTTGCCGACCGAAACGCGGAACGATCCGCCGGCCGATCCGCTCGCCGCCGCGACCGCCGCCGTTGAGGAACTGCGGACGGCGAACACGGAGTTCCAGACGCGCCAGTCGACGGAACTGCGCACGCTGGCCGATCGCCTTGCAGCGTTGGAAACGCGCTCGAACCGTCCCGATCCGGCCAGCACCGGCCGCGCCGAACCGGCCGTGGAGACGCGTGCTTTCCTCAGCTACGCCCGCACCGGCGTTGAGCGCATGCAGGCCGATGAGGTTCGCGCTCTGACGGTCGCCAACGAAGCGTCGGCCGGCTATTTGGCGCCGGAGGAATACGGTTCGGAGATCCTGAAAGCGCTGGTCGAGTTCTCGCCGATCCGCCAGTACGCCCGCGTCGTATCGATCGGCGGGCAGGCGATCAAGTATCCCCGCCGCACGTCCGGTCCCTCGGCGACGTGGACGGAGGAAAGCGCCACGTCGACCGAGACGACGGCGAGCTACGAGCAGGTGACGCTTACGCCCTACGAGTTGCGCACCTTCATCGATATGTCGCAGGCCTTGCTTGAAGACAACGCCTACAACCTTGAAGGCGAACTGGCGGCCGACCTCGCGGAAGCCTTTGGCATCACCGAGGGCGCGGCCTTCGTCTCCGGTGATGGCGACGGCAAGCCTATGGGCCTTCTGAGAGCCACCGGCATCGCCGAGGTGAAAACGGGTGATGCCGCCACGCTGGGCGTGCCTGCCGAAACCGCAAACCTCCTCATCGGTATCTATCATGCGCTGCCGAGCTTTCATGCGCAGCGGGGCGTGTGGCTCATGAACCGAAAGACGCTGGGGGCGCTTCGTACTCTAAAGGATCTCGCTGGCCGCTTCCTCCTGGTCGACCCTATCGCCGCGTCGGCACCGACGACGTTGCTTGGTCGGCCGATCGTCGAAGCCGTAGACATGCCGGACGTGGCGGCGAACGCCTTCCCGATCCTGTTCGGTGATCTTCAGGGGTATCGCATCATCGACCGCGTGTCGTTCACGATGCTGCGCGATCCGTTCACGCAGGCAGCGAAGGGCAATGTTCGGCTGTACGCCCGTCGTCGCGTTGGTGGTGACGTGACGAACCCCGACCGGTTCGTCAAGCTGAAGGTGGCCGCCTGACCATGCCTAGCCGCGCGCCTCGTATCTGCGGCCTCTGCGGCGGCGTCCATGCCGATGGCGAACGCTGTCCGAAGGTCATCGAGCGGGACCGGGAACGCAAGGCCCGCTTCGATGAGAAGCGTCCCAGCGCCCGAGCGCGCGGCTACAACCGCGCATGGGATGCCGAACGGCGGTCCTTCCTTCAGCTCAACCCCAACTGCCGCCGCTGCGGAGAACCCGCATCGGTGGTCGACCACATCAGACCGCACAAGGGCGACGATCGCCTGTTCTGGGATCGAAGCAACTGGCAACCGCTCTGCCGGCATTGCCACAACTCAAGCAAGCAAGCGCAGGAGAAGCGCAGATGACCATTTATGCGACGGCCGGTAGTCGGCTATTCATCGGTGCCGCTCTCGCCATGAAGTCGGCCGACTTCGTTGAGGCCGACTTCGCGGCGCAGGCCTGGACCGAAATCGGTGGCCTCGAAGGCCTCGGCACCCTCGGTGACACCTCGCAGGCTGTCACGCAAACGATCATCGGCGAGGGACGCGACAAGGTGCTGAAGGGCAGTCGCAACGCCGGCACCATGGAGATCGTCGCCGCGATCGACGCCGACGATGCCGGACAGACTGCGCTGATCGCCGCCGAGAAGACCACGCACGATTACGCGTTCAAGCTGGTGCTGAACGATGCGCCGGCCGGCGGCACGCCGAGCGAACGGAAGTTCGTTGCCAAGGTGATGAGCGCTGCCGAGCAGTTCGATCAGGCCAACAACGTGATGAAGCTGAACACGTCGCTCGCGGTCAACTCCAACGTGGTGCGCAAGGCAGCGGCGGCCGGCGGCTGATCGGGGCACCGGGGGGGTGGTCTAGAACTTCCCCCCGATCCGGGGGACCGGCGCGGGGTCATCATCTAGAGATTTATTCCAATTGGGATTTTTGGGAAATGGCGATCATCACAGTCGAGCAGATGAAGGAGCAGTTGAACCTTTCACCGGACCTCGGCGCAGACGACGATGCCTTGCTCTCCCGGAAGATCGACGCCGCGCAGGACTACATCGAGCGACAGCTCGGCTTCAAGATCGCGACCCGCTACGGCGGCGCCGACGAAGAGTTACTTCCCCCCGCGCTGGTGGAAGCGGTGAGCCAGCTCGCCGCACACTGGTACGAGAACCGCGAGGCAACGCTGATCGGCGTCAATGCTTACGCCCTGCCCTTCGGCGTGGCGGAGATCGTCGACAGCCTGCGGGAGTATTCGTTCGATGGCTGACGACGGCGGTCTCTCGCGCATCCAGCGCCGGCTCAATGCCATTCCTCGTTACGTCAAGGAGCGCATGGCGGTGGTCACCGTCGAAGAGGCGAACCGGGTTGCTGAAGACATGCGCACCATGGCGATGCCGTCGAAAGATACCGGCGCGCTGATCGACAGCATCACCGTCACGCCCGGCGGGCAGAGTACGCCGCCGTATTCCCAGCCCGGCGGCTCATCGAGCGCGCCTGAAGGCGGGGCGATGATCACGGCCGGCAACACCGATGTCCGGTATCCGCACCTGGTCGAGTACGGCCACACCGGCCCGAACGGCACCGTCGTCGAGCCTCAGCCTTTCTTCTGGCCGGCGGTGCGCTTGAACCTCAACAAGGTCCGTGCCCGCCTGCGCCGTGAAGCGAAGAAGGCCATTTCCGACAACTGGGGAAAATGATGACGCCGGAAATCGCCCTGCAAACCGCCCTCCGCCTGCGCCTCGCCGACACGCCGACCGTCACCGACCTGGTGCCGGCCGAGGCAATCCTCGACCGCAACGACCGACCGACGCCGGACCCGGCCGTCATTCTCGGCGAAGGCCAGACGGTCGACGACGGCAACAGCATCTCGCGCCGTCTCTCCCGCGTCTGGATCGACATTCACGTCTGGAAAAAGGAAGCATCGACCGAAGGCGTCAAGGCGATCGCCGGAGCGATCCGCGCCACGCTGCGCGACCGCCTCGACCTCGGCGCCGGTTTTCACGCCGTCGATTGCGCCGTGTCGTCTGCTCGCTTCCTGCGCGATCCGGACGGCATGACTTCGCATGCCATCGTGACTGTGGCGGCCATCGTGCAGGAACTCGACTGATGCGCGCCGGCAAGCTCGACCGAACGATTCGCATCGACCGCGTAACCCATGTGGTCAATGACTTTGGCACGGCGGTCGCGACGTGGGCGCCGCTTGCCAGCCTGCGCGCTGAGATCGTCTCGGCGAGCACGGAAGAGTTCATCCGGGACTACGGCGCCAGCGACGAGACGGTGACCGTCTTCCGTTGCCGCTATCTTGCCGGCGTCACGCTCGGCGATCGCGTCTTCTACGAGGGGCAACCCTACGACCTCAAGGAGATCGTCGAGATCGGCCGGCGCAGGGGGCTCGAACTCCGCTGCATGAGGGCGGCATGAAGGGCACAAAACCCGTTCTCCGCGAAGACCCCGACGCACTGAGCGGCGACCTGCCGCCGCCGGAGTGGATGGCCACGCCGGCCCAAGACGAGTGGCGCCGCGTGCTGCCGCTTCTGGTCGACCGGCGCATTCTGACGACGGCCGACCTGGCATCGCTGGAGAATTATTGCGTGTCGGTCGGGCGCGTCCGCGAGGTACAGGCCATGCTTGCCAAGGACAACGACGACGCCGACGCCTTCGCGAAGCTTTGCCGCATCCAAGACAAGGCGATGGCAACGGCCCGGCTGCTCGCCGCCGAGTTGGGCTTGACGCCGGTATCCCGCTCGCGGCCGGCCGTGCGCGACGACACCAACGGCGCCGACTTCATGGGTGATCTATTCGCCGGCATGGGCGGGGGCTATCGATGCTAGTGCCCGCCTGGATCAACGATGGCTCGGACATCCCCGACCCGCTCGGCTGCGGCGAAACAGCGGTGCAGTGGCTTTGCCGGCTGCGGCACCCGAAGAACCCGGCCCGAGGGCATCCTTTCCAACTCGATCCGTGGCAGGAGAGGATTATCCGGAAGCTCTACGGCCCGCGCAATGAGGACGGAACCCGCGTCGTTCGGCGCGTCGTGCTGCTCCTGCCGCGTGGCAATCGGAAGACCAGCTTGTGCGCGGCCATCACCTTGTTGCACCTGTTCGGCCCGGCCGCGCTTCCCGGTGGCCTTACCGTGTCGGCGGCCTCCGCGCATGAGCAGGCCAAGGAGCTGTTCAAGGAAGCGGCACTCATCATCGACAATGACCCGCGCTTGAGCCGTGAACTCAAGATCCGCGATACCTACAGCTCGATCACCTACGACAAGCTGCGCTCAGCCTATCTCGCCGTCGCGGCGGACGGAAAGGCACTGCATGGAAAGACGCCGAACGTCGTCATCGCCGACGAACTGCATGCCTGGGATGGCGTCTCAGGCCGGCGCCAGTGGGAAGCGCTCGACTCGGCGCTGGTCAAGGTGCCCAACACCCTCCTGATCGTCGCAACGACGGCCGGCCGGGGACAAGAAAATCTCGCATGGCAAACGGTCGACTATGCGATGAAAGTCCAGCGCGGCGAAATCGACGATCCCTCGACGCTGCCGGTGATCTTCGCCGCCGAGAAGGATGACGACTGGCAGTCGGAAGACCTCTGGTTCGCCGTCAATCCCGGCATGGCGCACGGCTATCCCGATCTTGCGAGCTACCGCGACAAGGCGCGCAAGGCAATCCTCTCCCCGTCAGATCGCGAGAGCTTTCAGCAATACAACCTCAATCTCTGGCTAGACCATTCCGCCTCGCCCTTCGTCGACATGCTGGTCTACGACCAAGGAAAATTTGAGGTCGATCTTGAGGACCTCGAGGCGCGGCAGGTGCCTTGCTGGCTCGGCGTCGACCTGTCGTCGAACTCAGACCTGACGGTTGTGGTGGCTGCGTGGCGGGACGGGGATGACGGCTATCAGGTTTGGCCTTGGTTTTTCTGTCCCGAGGAAAACCTGAGGCGCCGTGCCGATAGGGATGACGTTCCCTATCCGACATGGGCCGAAGACGGCTTCATCATCCCGACGCCCGGCAACGTCGTGGATTTCCGCGCTGTCGAAGACCACATCCGCGAGATATGCGCCCGGTTCAGCGTGCGAGAAATTGCCTTCGATCCGCATTACGGACGCGTCATGATGAGTAACCTGCTTGAGGATGGACTGCCAGTCGTCGAGTTCCGACAAGGCTGGGTGAGCATGGGACCGGCCGTAAAGGAGCTTGAGCGCGCCATCATCGGAGGCCGGCTCCGCCACGGCGGGCATCCTGTTCTTCGGTGGAACTTCGACAACATCGCCGTCGAGACCGACAAGGCCGGTAATCGCCAGTTTCACAAGGGCCGGTCGAGAGACAAAATCGACGGCGCCGTTGCCTGCGCCATGGCCGTTGCTCGCGCCGCGGCCGGCGACACCGGCATTTCTTCCTATGAGACCTTCGAGGGCGACCTCGACGATTGGAGTTCGGTCTGATGTCCGCCCTTTCCGCCGCCAACGACGAACAGCTCGCCATCTCGATCGTCGCCAAGCTCGGCGACCTGGAAAAGCAGATGGCGAAGGCGAACGGCATCACGGCCCGCGCCTATCGCGAGATGACGCTTTCGAGCCGCAAGGCCACAAGGCAGATGGAGGATGACGCTATCCGATCGACGGTGCGGATGAACCAGGCGTTCGCATCGGTCGGCACCAAGGTCGGCGCCTTCGGCAAGTCGATGATGTCGACGCTCGGCTCGGTCGGCGGCGGCTTCGCCGGCGGACTGATCGGCGGGCTTGCGGCCGGCAGTCTTACCCAGATCGTCGGTAACCTCGGCTCGATCGCCAAAGGTATCGCGGAGGTCGGCGACAAAGCGAAGATGGCCGGCCTGTCGAACAAGGCGTTTCAAGAACTTGCGTTCGTCGCTGGGCAAAACCGCATCCAAGTCGACGCGCTAACGGACGGCATGAAGGAACTGCAGCTTAGGGCTGACGAGTGGATCAAGACGGGTTCCGGCTCCGGCGCCGAGAGCTTCCAGCGCCTCGGCTTCACCGCAACGGAACTGGCAACTCGCCTGAAAGACCCGTCAGCCCTTCTGGTGGAGATCATTCGTCGCGTCCAGCAGCTCGACAAGGCGGCGCAAATCCGCGTCTTCGACGAACTGTTCGGCGGTCAGGGCGGCGAAAAGTTCGTGCAACTGATCGACCAGGGTGCAGACGGCATCGCCCGTACCATCGAGCAGGCAAGCGCCCTCGGTGCCGTCATGTCCGACGACGTGATAGCGAAGGCGGCGGAGATCGATCGCCAGTTCGACGCGATCGCAACGACCGTGTCGACTCGGCTCAAGGTCGCCATCATCGAGGTTGCCGGCGCCCTCGCCGATTTCTTCGGCCAGCTTCAGGATTTTCAGGACCAATCGTCGAAGCGTCTATCCGATCGCCTCGCCGATATCGGACGCGAACAGCTCGACATCGAGAACAAGGTTCTCGCCCTGCGGGCGCAGGATCGAGACGGGATCGGCGGCGCCTGGGGCGCCGATAACAGCTCGATCATTTCGACGCTGGAAGACCAGGCCAAGGCGCTGCACCAGGAAGAAAAGACCATCCTCGATGTTCTTCGGCAGCGATCGGAGGTGGCGGCCGGCGCCGCGAAGACGGCAACGGAGCCGGTGAAGCAGCTTTCCAACTCGCTCGCGGCGACCGCCGGCGGCGCCACACAAGGGGCGAACGGCCTCAAGACATACGCCGACGCCGTGCATGCTCTCGCCGCCGAAATCCCGGCGCTCGCCAAGAGCCTTGCCGAACTCGACGCTCGCACCAAGATCGACGCGGCCTACAAAGCCGCCCTGTCGAAGGCCAGCACCATGGGCGAGGTCTATAACGCCAACGCCCTGCGCGACCAGGCGCTGAAGGCACTCGCCGGCAAGGATGCCACCGAAGCCGCCGGCAAGGGCATGCTCGACCTGATCGGCTACAGCGAGGGCACCGACCGGGGACGCGGCTATAACGAAACGCTCGGCTACGGCAAGTTCACCGGCGGCGATAAAAACCTTGTGGTGATGACGCTCGACCAGGTCGACGCGCTGCAAGGGCAAATGCTGGCCGACCCGTCGAACACCTTCAATTCATCGGCGCTCGGCCGCTACCAGATCACCCGCACCACCCTGCGCGGCCTGCGCGATCAGCTCGGCCTCAAGGGCACGGATACGTTCGACCCGGCGATGCAGGATCGGCTAGCCGAGGAACTGCTCCGGCAGCGCGGCAACAATCCGGATGCGCTCCGGAAGGAATGGACCAGCCTTCAGGGTATCGACGACGCGACGATTCGCGGTGCCTTCGACAAGTCATCCCTCAGCCTCGGTAACATGGATGCCGGGCTGCGCGACCAGAAGGCCGCCTATGCGGAGATCGTCGCCAGCGCCAACGAGTATATCGCCAGCCTCGACCAGGAGGCGGCGGCCACGGGGCAAACCTTCGAGGAAGCCTCCCGGCTCCGCCATGAGCAGGAGCTTTTGAACGAAGCGAAGGCGCGGGGCATCAGTCTTTCGCCAGAGGAAATCTCCAACCTACAGGCGCTCGCTGCCGGCATGGCGGAGGCGGACGCCCGAGCGCAGGACCTCAAGAAGTCGCAGGACGATATCGCGCGCGCCAAGAGCGAAATGGCGAACCTCGGCAAGGACGTGACGAAGGGCTTCATTTCCGACCTGATCAGCGGCAAGTCGGCCGCCGAAGCCTTCGCCAACGCGATCGACAAAATCGCGTCGAAGCTGATGGACATGGCGTTGGATAGCATCTTCAGCGGTTCCGGCGGTTTCGGTGGTCTGTTTGGGAGGTTGTTCGGCGGTTTATTCGGTGGTGGTGGGGGCGGTTGGGCCCTGTCGGGGCAATCCGCCGCTTTCGGTCTCTACGCAAAAGGCGACGTGTTCCAGTCGCCCGGCCTTCACTCTTACGCCAACACGATCGTCAATCGACCGACCGTCTTTCCGTTTGCGAAAGGTGTCGGGCTGATGGGCGAGGCAGGGTCGGAAGCCATCATGCCGCTGAAGCGCGATCGTTCGGGCCGGCTTGGTGTCGCGTCGCAAGCTGGCGGAGGTTCGCCGACGACGCTTTCCACAGTGGTCAACTTCGGAGGCATCAATGTCAGCGTTCCGGAGGGCACCAGTCCCGAGGAGGCAGGCATCTGGGGGGACCGGATGCGCAAAGAGCTGAATAGGTTGGTCGACGAACGCATGAAGGATCAGATGCGTCCGCGCGGCCTGATGTCGAGAGGACCGTTCTGATGACAGAGACCTTCAATCCGCCGGGCGCGCCGTCGATCTCCAGTTCCCGCAATAGGAAGATGCGGACGGCCGAATCGAGTTTCGGCGACGGCTACACCCAGCGCAGCGGTGACGGCCTCAACACGAACGCCGAGACGTGGCGTGCTGAGTGGAGCGCTTTGACGCCCGAGCAAGCTGAGGAGATCGAAGCGTTCTTCGAGGCGCACAAAGGCTATGTCGCTTTCTTCTGGCATGCGCCCTATTCCCCGGTCGCGCTCAAGTACCGCTGCAAGGAATGGTCGCGCGGCTTCCCCACCGGAAATCTGGTCTCGATCTCTGCCGAGCTGGAAAAGGTGTTCGACCTGTGACCGCCCTCGTCGATCGCCTCTGCGCCGAGATTGCCCGCAACCTCAAGGCTGGCGATCGGCCGCGTATCCCAGCCGGCGGCGAACTCCTGTGGCGCTGGTTCGGCGACCTCAGCGGTACGCGGTCGATGGGGTTTTCGGGCTACCAGCCAATCAGCTACGCCGAGATCGATGCCTATGCCCGCTTGTACCGTCTGGCGCTGGAGCCGCACCACATCGCCACGTTGCGGGCGATGGACAGATCACTCCTCGACGCCCTCGATGACGCGAAGCCGCCGGCCGGCGCAAAGGTTCTGCCGCCGATCTCGACGCGGCCGATGACGGCCGGCCTGTTCGATGCAGCCTTTGGGGGGTGAGCGGTGGGTACGTTCAAGGGCATAATCTACCTTCTCAACACCTACCGACATGGCGAAAAGCGCCCGGTGTCTCTCCCTCAGAGCAAGGTGCCAACGCAGAAAAGGCTTCTGCGTGGCCAGCGTCGAGAGCAAGTCGTCGGCGAGGTGACTGGCGTGTTGAGGGGCTGGACTCAGTCGCCTTTTGAGAGGGAGGGTAGCGTTCGAGCAGGTCTTCGGGCTGCCTTGTGCCTTGAAGGGGCGCGCTGGGATCAAGCTGACAATGAAGCCGAACGCGTGATTGATGAGTGCTTCCGACGAATGGGCGTTGAGCGGCCTTCGTGGATGGACGGACAGCGTAATCACGTCGATAGGGGAGACTTCTGCCTGCGTTGTGGCCGCCCGATGGCTGACGACGCTGTTACGGGAGGGAGGCTTCCTCTCTTTTGCTCAGACATTTGCGCAACTGCAGCCCTAGCTGCTCGCGAAAACGACGAACTCATACTGCGTAACGAGGTAAGGAAAGAGGCTAAACGCCTTGTCGCACGAGAGAGTAAGCCCGCGAAGGTGTGCGCTCAGTGCGGGAAGCTGTTTCACCCTGCTATTCCATGGGGAGAAGGGTACAGAAAGCAACTATACTGTAGTCACAATTGCGCGAACATCGCAAAAGAAGACAAAACAACAATCGCTTGCACGACGTGCGGCAAGACTTTTTCAACAAAGAGAAGTGCAAATTCTTTATACTGCTCGCGTGTGTGCAAGCACGCCGCCACCTTTTCCAAGAGTTGCATCGTTTGCGGCAGCTCGTTTGATGCGAAGACCCGAGACGCATTATATTGTTCAAGGCGTTGCTCAGTGTTCATCCGCGATTGGAGATCCGGAACTCGGGTACCACACCGCTTGGGTGACTTGGTGTTTGACTACGCGTTCACCGCGCCGATCACCATGGCTCGGGCCGCTCGCCCGGCGCCTATGTTCCTGACGGCCGGATTGTTCGATAACCTCTTTCGCGAGGCTGCGTGA